TGGAGTTTTTTTTGTTTTTCCGCCTGGAGTGGGAGATTGACCTATCTCCAAACTTTCCTCACAAAGTTGCTCGTAATACTCAAACAAACCCTCATCAGTCCAGTTAGAAAGGTCATATCCATCGGATATAAGTTGTCCTACCCAGTTGTCATAAGAATTCATAAGTCCTGTTCCGAATTGTCCTGCAGCCTTACCAATCTTACCGGCAGTTTCTTTTGTTTTCGCACCCATTCCATCAGTGGCATCATTGTGTCTTTGAATACCCCGAAGAACAAAACCGGCAACACTATCCAGAAATCCTTTCCTTTTTGGTTGTTGCTTTGAAGCACTAACCATAGCATCTTGCCTTTGAAGTGCTGCCTTCATTCCAGAAGGTCTTTCAGATGCTTTATTTTCTGCTTCTTGTCTTTCTTTTTTTTTCTTACGAAGAGATTTGAGTGATACTGCCTTTGGTTTTCCTTGAATTGGTTTTCCGGAAGAAAGTTTAGGTTCAATCTTTACATCACCTGCTCTTGCTTCGGTCAAATAATATTCTTCAGAAATATCATAAACAAACTCTGCAAATTCTTCTGCACCAAGTTCTTCAATCAGAATTTGAACACCAATTTCATTCAAACCCATTTCACAAAAATAATGAGAGGCAATTTCTACTTCTTCATTAATTACTCGTTGTTGGGTATGAACCTGCTGATAGGCTTCATATAAACCAATAAGTTCTTGATCTCTCATTTTTAGAAATACTTTTTAGTTATTTATTACAGTTCTGTTTTATATGAAAATCCATTTCTCTTTTCAAATTTAGTTACAGAAGTAAATTTATCCTGCATTCCTTCCTTATGAGAAATTACAAATACATTAACATCCTTTATTACATATTGAATAATTTTTAGAAACTCTTCTGTTCCAAAACTATCAAGAGAACTATCAAAAATTTCATCAAAAATCAATAGATTACAGTTTGCCGAATTTTTTAATCTAGCAACCTCACGCCAGGCAAATACCAGAGCAAGATTAATTTTTGCTTTTTCACCTTCACTAAAAGAACTATAAGAAAAATCTTCGTGAATTGGAGATTTAATACTCTCATTAAATTCTTCATCAAGATGGAAATTAATATAAAAATCCATCATCTGCAAATATCGATTTACCTGCTGATTAATAAAGGGAAGATATTTTTTAATGATTTTTGTCTTAACTCCGTCATCCTTGAGTAAAGAATAAGCAAAATCATAATTAACTATTTTTTCCTTTTTTTCAGAAATGTCTTCAATTGTTTTTTGAAGATTTTCCCTGAATTCATCTAATTTGCAGTTTTCAATATTTCTATTTTTAAGTTGTTCGGTAATTTTTTGAATTTGAGATTCAAGATCTCGCATCTGTCTTTGATTAAGTGAAATTCGAGTATTGTTTTGAGAAACTTCATGATTTAGTTTTGTAATCTCCTTTGATAAAAGTGTAAATTGACGCTCTCGTTCTTGTTCAAATTTAATTGTATCATCAAGTTCCTGAAACCCCTTCTGAAGTTCCTTTGCCTTGTTTTGAGCATCTTCAATTCTATTTAACCTAAAGTCCTCTTCAATTGTTTGAGTGCAGGTAGGGCATACCGAATTTTCTGTAAAAAATTTATGCTCTTTAGTTATGGTAGATACTTTTTGAGAAATCTTACCCTTAAGATTATTCAATTTAATTAACTTATGATCTGCTCCGGTGACTTCTTCTTGTTCCTTAATATACTTAAATATTTCTTCTTCTGTTGAAGAATTATTTCTCATATAAATGTCAATTTCAACATTTAACTTAGAAATTTTTTCTTGATTTGCATCTATATTAGCATTACCACGATTTTCAAGTTCTTCAATAAAGTTTTTCTGCATAGTAACTTTATCATTAAGATTTTGTTTTCTTAATTCTAAAGATTTAATTTCATCTTTCTGTTGGCGAATTATTTCCTTAATCAAAGTATTCATTACTGAAAATATTCTTATATCCAGTAAATCTTCAATCACCTCACGACGATTAGCAGTCGTCAGTTGCATAAAGGGAACAAATGTGCTACTTCCTAAAATGACTATTTGTGTAAAAGATTTATAATTGAGTTTTAAAATATTATCTTCAAGAATTTTTTGATTAAGACGATCATCAGACTCTTTATGAAGAGCAACCCCATTTACTATAATATCAAAAACACCCGGCTTAATTCCTCGACGAACCAAATATTCCCGACTATTTACAGAGAACTCAATTTCAACAAGACAATCTTTTTCATTTGTCGTATTAATTAGTTGATTTTTATTAATTTTACGAAATGCCTTATTGAATAAAACAAAGGTTAAAGCATCCAATACAGTACTCTTACCTGCACCATTAGTCCCAACAATCAAATTTGTTTGTTCTTTTTGAAAATCAATCTCTATAAATTGATTTCCAGAACTTAAAAAGTTTTTATAACTAATTTTTTTAAATATTATCATTTTTAGGAGGAATTACAATATCATTTGGAGTAATTACGGCATACTTATAATTATTAATTTGACAAGTCTTTATAGCAAGTTTAGAGTCAACTTCAATAATATCCATTTCCTTTTCATAATTTTCATCATACTCTAGCATCATAGCATATCGAATTGCATCATCTTCTTCTTGAAATAAAAATAAAACCTTTTCTCCATATCTATCTTGTACTGCATATGCGCCATCATCTTTCCGACCCTTGAGAGTGAGAAGAAACATTTTATTCGATTTCACATGCCTGTTTGTATAAATTTTCAAATATGCCTTTGATAATATTCTTATCAAAATTAAATTCCGACTCATCAATATATCGATTTAAAACAGAAATTGTATTCTCTTCTTCTTCGACTACAAAATCCTCATTTTCTTTAATTTCAAAATTTTCAACAATTTTTAAATCTTGAACTCCAATCTTATAAAGATTGTCTATAAATTTTTCAAAACTTTTTGGTTTTGATTTTTTACGAACAATTACTTTTACGATTTTATTTGAATATTTTGATGCATCAAATGTTTGATATGGAGTATCATCATAATAAATGTTGTAAAATAATTTATATGGGTTGTTGACTGGGGTATGTATTAAAGTTTCAGTATCAAAAATATGAAATCCACGAATATCATTGACATCAGTCCAATACATTTCATAAGGATTACCAAGATAAAAAATCTTTCCATTATCAGAACGAGTATGATAATGTCCAGAAAATACCTTTTCAAATTTTGAAAAAATATTTGAGTCCATACCATGATCATCCATTACAAGGTGTTTATTTACATAAAATCCCTGAAGTTCAAGATGACCCATCGAAATCTTTGCATTTGACTTTTGAATTACCTTTAAAGTTTCGTCATAGTTCTCACTACAAATCCAGGGAATTAAAGTTATATCAATTCCACCAATTTTAGTATTTGTGGGAGAACTATAAGTTTTTATATTCGAATAATCCTGAAGAAGAAGTTCTGGAGAATTGATTTCGGTAGAATTACGAAGAAAAATATCATGATTACCTACAATCATATGAACTTCATATTTTCTAAGAGGGTCTAAAACTATTTTTTTAGTCCAATTTAATCCCCAAAAATCAATACTTTTACGATTATCAAAAGCATCCCCCATATGAATAACAGTTTTTATTTCGTGTTCTTCAAGAGTAGGGAAAAATACATTATTGTAAAATAATTCAAAATAATCATGAAGATGTTTAGAAGATTTACGTGCGGCCCAATGAGTGTCTGTGATAATGGCAATTTTCATAATTTTATTCCAAATAATACCAGTCAGTATATCGTTCCAATCTACATCTACGACGTATATTGACTTGATTTATACCAATAGATTTACTTGCTTCAACAGCATCTACATATATTATACCACAACAAAAAACTTTTTGGGAGGTTTTTTGTTTTCTTTTAGATTTATCCTTACCCCTTTTTTGGTTTTTTGCCATATTGACAAATCTTTCATAATTATCTAGCATTTTATCGGTTGGATTTTTCCATTTTTCTTTTAGTTCTTTAGACTTTATTTTTCTATTTCTTTCACTCAATTCCTTCCTTCTTTCTAATGCTTTTTGACTATTTCGATCCCAATAATTTTTAGTAATCTTACTTATTTTTTTCTTTGTTTCATCTGTTCTTGGAGCAGACACCCACCCAGAAGTTGCTATGGATTTATTAAAATATTCTTTACTATTTTTAACATCCAATTGCATATGAGTTTTTTTCTCCTCTTCAACTAATTGTTTTGGGGATAATTCATTATATTCTGATATTATTTCAAAATAAAAATCATCATTATTATTTTTTATTTTTTGTTTCCACCATTTACAAATAGTAAGGTCCTCACTATACCAATCCTTTTGTTTAGAAGATGGGGATCCAAAATATTTTTTATCATAATTATATTTTGATCCAACATAATAATAAGGAGGAGTTTGATTTTTTAGGTGAGGAAGGTATGATATTTTATACAGAATATTCATTTTATTTTTTATTACCACGATACTATTTATAAAAATAGTATCTAAGAGTCATCGATTTCCGTTTCTATACTGAATAGCATCTTTCATACTGTTGTATTCACTATTGTTTCCTGAAAGTAATCCATCATCAACAGTCATAACTTCATCAAATCCGGTTCTTTCAATAATTTTAGTC